ATTAATTCTATTCCGAACATACCTAAGAATCTTAAAATAGATTTTATTAGAGGTTATTTTGATGGGGATGGTTGTATCACTTTTGGTAATACAAATAAAGAAGGGAAACGATCTCTTGTAATTAATATAGTTTCTAATAAGTATATGTTAGACGCAATATGTAATTTTCTTAATGAAAAAAGAAATTATTCAAAAAAGAAAGGAACTGATGTAGAAATGGTTCGTTGGTCTGGTATTAAAGCTGCAAAGCTACTAGGATTAATGTATGATCATTCTACTGTTTATTTAGAAAGAAAATTAATAAGGTATAAAATATTTAAACAAAATGGATTTGCCGCTTGGAAAAGCGATTTTCCAAATTATTAGTGGGTAAATACGGTGAAGGGTTTAGCATCCTAATACCGTGGTAACTTAATAGATTAACAACTATTAAGTACCGTAACGCGTAGGTCTTGAAACTGGAAACAGAATATAATAGATCCAAGAGTATCCACCATCTCTAGTAGATGAAAATGTACGCTAAACTGAGTTGGAATTGACCAACTGATGAAAATGAGGGAAACTTCCAGAGTATGAGATAAAAAGCTCATAGATAATAACAATTTGAAATCAACATTGAGTAAAAGAATATCAAATAGTATTCATAAGAATTTAATAGATGCTGGTCAAAAGAGCATAGGATTAAGTTTTAACTTTGAAATGTTAGCGCAAAAAACAATTGGTAGAGAGATTGCTAATATGAGTAAAATCACATTACAAGAACTGTATTCAAGTGAACATCCGTTAGCGGCAAGTAGGATGGAATATGTATTCAATAAGTTTCATAGTCAATTATTTGATTATCCTTTATTATATGTAGAAGAACCACAAACTCACAAAGTTATTGGTGAAACTGTATATTATTATTGGAAAGAATTATGTAAGGACGGTGAGTACTTAGTTGTAGAAATTGATCATGCTGTTATTATTAAAGGTGATAATCAAAAAGATAAGATTGATCAATTAATGGCAACATTAAATGGTGTGAAGAAGAAGATTTCATATGAAGGAGGAAGTGTATTTTTCATTTTACTTTCTCAAATGAATAGAGAGATTAAAAAACCAGAAAGAATACAAATTCCAAGTATGCAATATCCTAATTCAAGTGATTTATTTGGTGCTTCAAGTATGGAGCAGTATTCAGATTATATAATGTTCACTCACATGCCCAGCAAATTGAATTTAAAGTCCTATACAGACCACAACTTTCCAATTAGATTGGAACACAAGGGTGAAGATATTGACTTCATATACTGGCATATAGTGAAGAATAGAGAAGGAATACCAGATCAAATTATACCGATGTTAAATAACTTAAAGTATTTTGACTTTGTCGAAATTGATTTAGTTGAATTTGAAGATTATTGCGATCAGTTTAAGAATACAGGAAGATGTATTAAAAAATAACGAATATTTATCACTATGATAAATTAAATTAAGTGAATAAAGACAAGCAATTAATTGTAATCGATACGGACGACATGTTCCAACGCGCACAAATAATGATTGACAAGAATTTAATACCAGCTGGTATTAAAAAAGCAGAAGACGTAGTAGTAATTGTAAATAAAGGTGCCCAGTTAGGTATGGATCCTTTAACAGCAGTTAACTCTATGCATTTAATTCAAGGCAATGTAGCTTTAAAATCATCAGTTATTCCAGGACTTCTTGCAAAAGCAGGAATTGGAGTTGAATTGATTAAAGATATGGAACCTGTAATGAAGAGAACTCCTGCTTATTTACGAGGAGAAGATGGTAAAATCTTACCAGCGGATGAAGAAGGTGTTTTCAAATACTATAAAGATCCAGAAGGTAATGTTGCGTATAAAGATGAACAAGTTAAAGTTAACGATCATCCTGAATTTGTAACAACTATAAGATTTTCTAGATACTTTAAAGATATGCAGAAGACTATATCTTCAGATTATTCTTTCTATTGGTCAGATGCTGTTAAAGCAAAATGGACAGGTAAGGATAATTGGAAGAAATTACCTCGTTTCATGATGTATGCACGATGTGTAGTACGTGGAGCGAGAGGAGTTGCATCAGATGTAATTGGTGGATTATATGATACCCATGAAGTAGTAGAGTTTACTAGAGCTGAGTATGATATTGACGCAAATAACGATGCTATTCCAATTAATTAAAAAAATAACAAACAACTATAAATTATTTAAATAAAACATTAATGTTAGATTTAACTAGAGTAAAATCAGAAACAATAACTATCGTTCAACAAGACAAGTATCCGAACGAACCTGTATTAACTACACTTCCAGTTGTAGACGGCAAACGTCCAACAATTAAACTTAATCGTAAAGCTATGGAAGTTTTAGGTGTAAGCGATGCTGCTAATCGTTTAATTATGTTTCCTGAATACAACATTTCACAAACTGAAGATGTTGAATATGATTCAGTTATTGGTATTGTAAAAGATATTACAGTAAAAGGACCTAAAAAACAACACAAAAGTTATCAAATCCACACAGCAACACGTTGTGTGAAAAGTACTGATATTCATAATACAATTTGTAACTTATTTGAAGTATCAAATACAGAATCAAATGAATTTAATATCACAGGTATTGATGGATTAACTGGAGCATATGTATTGAATCATATGCCTAACGTATCAACTGATGATACAATTGACGTTGAAGTAGAATTCAACAAAGGAGAGACTGTTGACATTGTACAACAGTAGAGATAAAATTAAAAATAACGAAGATTATTGATATATAATAATTATATTAATGAGATCAACTAACAGAACTAAAGAAAGTTCAGAAAGAGCACAAATCAATTATAAAGCAACATTTACAGGTGGAGTATATGCAACTCCAATCATGTTTAATCCTAACGCAGATGACTTGCGTAGAATTAAAGAGATCCCTGCACAATACGATGTTAAAGAACCTAATTACCTTCGTGTAATTAAAGAGAATGACTATCGCGTTGTTTCATTGCTTTGTAAATTTAACCCAAATACTACATTGAAACTTAAACAACCAGTTTATAGTGATGAAGTATTCGTAGATTATAAAATCTACATTTCTAACCGTCCAGTGGTTGGAAAGACATCTGGTAAAACACAAATTATCGATGCGCATAATCAAAATGGATGGATCCTTTTATCAGGTAAAGCATCAATGGAGAAGCAAGTATTGAAGGCTCAGGCTGAAGATTCTGCTTATTCAGAAAAAGATCCTCTACGTCGTATTAATGCTGCTACAGCACGTGTTGCTCGTCAAGGAGAAGTAGCTTTATATGATTTGGTATTTAGAATGTCTACTTTGGACAGACACCGCATTGATGAAGATGATGCTAAATCAACTCGTCTTGATGATTTTGTATTGGGCGAAGATCCAACTGAAGTAATCGATAATATTTTCAACGGTGAGTATACTGCATTAAACATGTTAATGGCTGATAGCGGTCAAGACTTTGAAGGTAAAGAGTATTTTACTAAAGATGGAGCCAACAACCCATTAGGATTATTCTTAGGAGTACGTCCTAACCAAGATGGTGATAAAATCTATCACGATGTTTTAGCTCCATTTACAGTATTTCCTGTTGGATTTGAAGCAACATTCCGTATAACTGATCGTACTAATAACTATGATGATGTTATAGTAGCAGGAAGTAAATTGGGAGAATCTAAATTGAGCAAGAAAGCTGTAGAGCACTTGACTCATGAAGAGTATCCATGGAAATCTTTCTGGGGTAATTCATTAAGTTTCCAAGAAGTAACAATAGATGATCTTCCAAGTGAAGGTGAAACTAAAGTTGAGGAGCCAACAAATGATGACGTACCATTTTAGATGATAAGAAACAATGGGACTACGTAAAGGAATCCCATTGTTTTGTATAAAGACGCAAAGAAATTATATTACACTGTAGTATAATTTCTTTTGTATCTTGAGAAACTATTCAGTAGAGAATTAAGATAATCAAAAGTGTGGACATAATAGAACGGAATGAATGATTTTAAAACAAGATATTCTGTCAGTAACGACAGAAAAGCAGATAATGGAACACTATTGGGGTGAACATCTAACTGATAATAAAGCAATGTATAAAAATCCTATGCGCCAAGATGGAAATGGAACATGTTTCTTTAAATGGTATGGACAAAAATACATCTTTGTAGATAGAGCCCGAGGAATAGACGCCAACTTTGATTGTTTCAAATATGTCATGTGGATTCATGATTGTAATTTCTATGAAGCAATGATTAGAATTAATAATGATATGGTATTAAATGCTGTTTCGAAAGTATTGAAACCTCAAAGAGATGTTTCAGTAAAAAAGAAATACAAGAAGCCAAGTGTTAATTTTAAAATTAAACTAAGGAATTGGAATCAAGATGATATTGACTATTGGAAACAATATCATATTACAATTGAAAATGTAAGTAAAGTAGCTAGACCAGTAAATTCATATATGTCTAATGCTGGATCAGTTAGTTTTAAATTGAAATATAGATATAAATCTACAGATCCATGTTATATGTATTCGTTTAATAAATCTAATAAGGTTAAATTATATCAACCATATTCTGATTATAATAAATGGAAATCTAATACTTGCATTAATAACATCTTTGGTTATAAGCAACTTCCTCATTTTGGTGATGATTTGTATATAGTTAGTGGTGGTAAAGATATGCTATGTATGTGGGAAATGGGTTATAATGCAGTAGCTCCTCAGAGTGAAAGTATTCGTATTCCATCGCATATAATGAAGGATTTAAAATCAAGATTTAGAAACATCTATTATTTATATGATAATGATCCAACAGGAATTGAAATGTCAACTAAATTTGCTGAAGAAGACCAAATAAACAATATAATACTTCCTACAGAAAACATCTGGATCTATAAAGATGTAGCTGAATTCTGTCAAGGAATGGGACTAATTAATACCAAAACAATAATTGAAAATGTCAGACGACAAAATCAAAGAGATGCCGTTAACTACAGCACAACCTCAACCTGAAGTAGAAGGACCTGTACAAGGGGAAACAAAAGAACAGCTTCCAACAATGCAAGAATTAGCTGAAAGAATGAATCATGAATTTAGTTTAATTCGTGTTCGTGCTGCAGCCATAGGATTGAAGAAAGAAAAATTAGACATTCTTACCGATATTCTAAAATCAGAGATTAATTTAACTGATGAAAAGAAAGAAGAAATGCGTGTTGAACTTATTAGCCTTGCGGAATCTATTTTAGCAATCGTAACGTAATGAATAAGATAGAACTTAATGATAACTATATTAATAAAATAATTACTGGAGAATCAGATGTGCTTAAATTAGCATATCAAGAAGATTTAGGTGATTCACGTTGGTTAATAGTTATAGAAGATCAAAGTGGAGAATACTTTCAAGGTATTGTTCTACAAAAATCCGAGTATAAATATGTAATTGAAGGAGATACAGAATTCGAAAGAGTTTATCCTATTAAGGACGTAAGTACTGGGAAAATCGTAAAGATTAAAGAGAGTGAAAATCATCCACCGGGTGAATAATATAACTCAATTGAAACATAGCCGATACATTAATTTGTATCGGCTTTTTTATTATTAAAAACAATATAATATGAAGTTAAAAAAATTATATAGAAAGGCTAAACCTGGAAAGGAAGTCTATGTGCAAATGTATACTCGTAAGACAAAGGGTATAAATGAATACACTATGTTCACTGAAACAGGAACAGTGGGCAATGAAGTTAATTCTAAGACTAGTAAAGTCGTAGTTAGAGAAGGAAAGAATTTAGGTAGGAAGAATGCTACAACAGCAAAGCAACAAGCTGAGAAAGAGCTTGTTAGTCGTCATACCAAATTGTTTGCTAAAGGATATAAGTTGAATTTAGCTTATGTTAAATCTACTACGTACAATACATTTAAGGATTTGAGTGACATGCCGATGTTATTGAATCCTTATAAAGAAGCTAGTGGTCCATTTAAACCTGGATTTGCACAGAGAAAGTATGATGGTTGTAGAAACTTTGCTGAACGTTATAATGGCCTCGTGAGAAACAAATCTCGTGAAGGTAAAATATTTAATCTACAACATATTCTTGATTCTGTTACAGAAATGCATGATAAACAATTGGATGAAACATTCGATGGTGAATTGTATTTGCATGGAGTAGCATTACAAGACATTGGTAGTATGGTTAAGAGTAATGATCCAAATGAAAAATTGGAGTATCATATTTATGATATAGCAATCCCCGGATTAACATTCACTCAACGTCGTAGTTTATTACTTGCATTAGATGTAAGTAATTTACCTAACATTAAAGTTGATGTTGGAACACCTATTAATACTCATGCAGAGTTGATAGCATTCCATAAAGAATCACTTGAGTTAGGTTTTGAAGGGACTATCTTTTGTGACCCTAATTCTATGTATGATTTTGGCTTCAGAACATCTGGTAAAAAGAAAATAAAACCACGTGTAACTGATGAATTCAAGTGTATTGATCATTACTGGAATAAAGGTAAGATGGCTCTACAGTCTACATTAATTTGTGAGACTAAAGACGGCGAAAAATTCCATGTAAAATTGAAAGGTACAAGTGCTCAACGTGAAAAATGGGCAGCCGAGTTCGATGACAAAGTCAAAGGACAAATGATTACGGTTGAGTATCGTAAACTTTCAAATAAGAAAGTACCACTTGAAGCTGTTGGTATCGCGGTAAGAGATTATGAATAATAAATTACAGAGTAAAATAAACTTTAATTTCGATTCTGATGAAGAAAGATACTTCTATGATTGGTTGGTTGAATTATATGACCAAGGTTATATAGATTGGATATGGTCTGAAAAGAAAACATATTTGATTACTAATGAAGTGCGCTCCGCGCGTGTAGCACAATTGAAAACCAAACAAAAGAAAGAAAGATTTATACTTACCAAGAAACGAAATTATACACCAGACTTTATATTTAAGTTTAACAAGAAAGCATATAAGAAACTCTATCATGATAAGAAGGGCGGCTATGAAGGTCGCCCTTTCTTTTATTGTAATAACAATAGAGGTGTTATATACATTGATGTCAAGGGAGCGTTTGGGCGCGGACTTACTAGTTCAGCTACATTCCCTGATCGTCAGTCATTAATGTGTCAACGATTCAATATTTATGTGCAAAAGGTTATACCTTATGCAACTAAACCGAAGAAAGAGACACTGTTTTTGAAGACATTCACACCAAGGTCTATGATCGTGGAAAGTGTGTACAAGAAGACAACATTGGACCGCAAAACCGGAAAGGTTAAGTGGACCAAAGGTGATTCTAAATTAAAATATAAAGTAACAACAGTAAAACAATTTTTATGTTAGAGACAACAAGATTAGCTATAGATAGTAGTTCAATGGCTTTTATACATGGAAACAAGAAGAATTGCCGAGAGACTATTTATGAACATCTTGGTAGTCTATGCAAGCAGTTTCAAACAGATGAATTTAATTTCATCTCAGAGGATAGTAATAGTAACTTTAGAAATGATATAGCGGTAAGTCATGAGTATAAAGGGCAACGTCGTACACCTGAAAAGAAAGCATTAATAGCTAGTTATTTACCTTACCTAAGCGATTGCTTTCGTGAGATAAATTCTACATTTAAAGCAACAACTTATTTGGGTGTGGAAAATGATGACGTTATTTCTATATTAGCTACAAGATTAAATAATGTTATAATGTGTGCAAATGATAGAGACTATCTTGCTACACCAGGAATATATTATAACATAAAGACGAATAAAACAACAGTTATTAGATATCCTGGAAAAATATCATTAACTAGTAAGAATAAAATACATGCAACTGGATATTTCCAAACGTATGCACAATTGTTAAAAGGTAGTCCGAAAGAGAACTACAAAGGAGTGGAAGGAATGGGAGATGTGAGTACTTATGATGTACTTAAAAACTTGACAACAGAAGAGGAAATGAAACAAGTCTGTACTCAATTATTTGTTGATCGTTATGGTATTGAAGAAGGTATTAAAAAGCTCGAAGAAGGATTCAGATTGAGTTGGATTCTGACACATAATGAGAGCTTGGTAACACCGAAACCAATAAAGTTTTCAGAATTAAATTTCTAAGAATTAATGACAATAAATACAGATATTAAAAATGTAGACTTAACTAAGTTTGCAAAGTACATTTTCTTTATTGAACAGTCTTTATATTTTCCATTAGCTATTCAGGAAGCAGTTCAGAAGTTAGAGCCTAATTTGGCTGAAACTTTTAAACCGTTGAATGTTTATGTTGATGATGAAAACATTAAAGATTATAGTATCAATGCAGAAGTTGAACAAGAAGAACCTAATTTTATATTCTTTATCACTTGTGATACAAGAAATCCACGATTTAAATATCAATTAGACGTATTGAGAGATCATAAACGATTTATCGATTGTTATCAATACCAAGATATTAATTCAAATATAGCAGTAATTAGATTTAAAGTAACCATTAAACAACGGGTTATAAAAATGATTGAATCTAATTATAGTGAAATGTATCAAGAGCAAGAACGTAAGTCAATTGTTAATAACTCTACAGTTCAAGCTATTTATACTGCGTGGAATCCTGAAACAAAATTAGATGAGTTTGATGATTCTATTCATATTCTTCTCAGAAGTGATGAGATGTTGAATAGACTTATAGATAAATTTAATATAACAGACAGTAGTACTATTGATGTCATGGCAAGACAAGAATTTGATAGTAAGTATTACGTCGAACAAGAAACATTAAGATTTACTGATGAATTAATATCAGCATGAAAATAAGATTAGATGGTGAGGAATTCACTATTAAAAAAGGAGAATGGGTACAAACCGTTTACGGGAATGGAGAAGTAATAAATACTGATGAAGTGTATGGAACTTTAACTTTCGATCGTTTGGGAGATGAAGTAAAAGTAACCGTAGAGCAAATACTTAAGGTTGGTGCGAATACGCATGATTTTACAACTACTATTACAACTGACTCTTTAAGTAAATTCCTAGATGAGAATCCTCCTGAAGAAAAAGCAATGAAAGAATATAGTAAAGATGGGGTTGAAAAACCTCGTCTTTCTCTAATTCCACAGAATGCAATTGTAGAAGTAGCAAACGTATTTAGTTACGGAGCTAAGAAATACAATGCATATAACTTCTCAAAAGGAGCAAATAAAACAACGTATACCGATGCTGCACAACGTCATATCAATCGATATTTATTGAATGAAGACATTGATGTAGAATCAAATTTAAATCACCTAGCACATGCTATATCGTGTTTACTGATGTTATTAGATAATGACATTATTGGATGTAGTATTGATGATAGGAATAAACATTATGGATAATGAAAACATTTATAGTACATTATTACGTAGGAGAGGATAGATATTGGATTGAAATAGAAGCGGATAATAAAGATGAAGCAACACACATATTTTTTGATAGTATTGGAATAGTAAAAATAACAAAAGAAAATGAATAAAGATGCAATAGGACAAGAAGTAGTAATAGGTGATACTGTTACTTTTATTGCCCCAAGAATTAGAAGTTTACAAAAAGGAATAGTCAAGGCATTCACACCTCGTGGATTTAGAATAGAACATACGGCTAATCGTACAATATTAGCTAGACCAACCGAATATGTAGTTAAATTAAAATAAATATATGTATATATGTGTAGATATGGATGGAACGTGTGTAAAGCATACCAAGCCATTATCAGTAAGTATAACTATTCCTAATTCTGTTGAAGTACTCCAAGAATTAGTAGAAGCAGGACATCATTTACTTTTGTTTACAATGCGATCTAATAAGGATGGTATTATGTATTTACAAGATGCAGTACAATGGTTTAAAGATAATGATATTAAATTAAGTGGAGTACAACGAAACCCAATGCAATGGAAGTGGACAGAGAGTCCAAAATGTTATGGTAGTCTTTATATTGATGATGCGGCATTAGGATGTCCATTATTACAAGGAGATGATGATCATAGACCTTATGTTGATTGGATAAAAATACGAGAATTATTAGTTGAGCAAAATGTACTATGATAAATAAACAGAAACAAAAGTTAACTGAAGATTGGTTTGAAGATGATCAATTAATTTGGTTACATGGTGCTTTTACAGGAGCATATAATAAGACTACTGTTAAAAAGATGTTAGATGATTTGAAAATGAAATGGACTATTAAATATAGTCCTGATGTAACTAGAATCATTACAAAGACATGGAGGGGTGGGATATTTAATTATCCTAAATCTTATACATCAGTAGAAGATAATCAATATCGTAAAATAGGTCAATCTAATATATATAATCCAAATGAATTTGCTTTATTACTTAAGAATGTAAATAGTAGAGATATGAGTGAATACTCACGTCAAATTATAGACTTATTGAAGACTATGGATAAAGTAAAAGTTAAGTTAGCTATTACATTAATTGGCGATGCAATGTTAGAAGATAAATGGATTCCATGGTTGTTAATCAATAAAAATAATGGTACAAGACTACTATTATCTAATAATAACATAGGTCCTGGTAATTGGCATGTTAGTAATACTAAATATAATTTTAGAGTTGCTTGTAACGATCTAAAATATAGATTGAAAATACCAAGTACTTATATGGATGAATTTTTAGTTGAATTTTATAATAATACAAAATAATGAAAATTGAATTTAAAAGATTACACCCTCTATTTAAAATACCAACAAAAGCAACTAAGTTAGCTTGTGGTTTTGATGTGGTTGTGACTGAAATAGAATATAAATCACCAAGTAAAGTATATTGCAAATTAGGTTTTGCAGCTAAGTTACCTGATGATTATAAACTAGAATTAGTACCAAGAAGTAGTTTAACTAAAACTAATTGGGTTATGAACAATAGTCCAGGCCAAGGTGATGCAGATTATCCTGGTGAATATCAAATGAGATTTACATGTATTCCTAGTGGAATTATTAAAGCTTTCCATGAAAAAAGAAATGACGAATACAAATTGACATATCATGATTTCCCTTATGAAATAGGAGATAGAGTAGGTCAAGTGTTTGCAACTAAAGTTGAACAAACTGATTGGATAGAAGTAGAAGAATTAAAATATAATTCAGATCGTGAAGGTGGATTCGGAAGTACAGGAAAATAAAATAACGAATATTGTCTAACTCATAAATATAATATGAGATATTGTAAAAAGACAAAAGAAATCATAAAGAGTGCATACATATCAGCAACAATCGTAGAGATACAGCAAATTATTAACTTTGCAGGTCTTAGGAGACGATCTAAAGCTAGTATTAAGCGTTATGTAGATGATTTAATAGTACAAGATCAAAAGAGAGAAAAACGACGTAAGAAGATGGAAATATGGGCTCTAGCAAATCCAATTAAGTATAGAGCTAGAACATTAATTGCAGGAGCTAAAGCACGAGCTAAAGCACGAGGAAATGATTTTGACTTAACAGAAGAATGGGTAATTAATAAATTAAAGAATGGAATGTGTGAAATCACAACAACATCTTTCTTTATTAAACCTTATTCACGGAGATCAGAATATAAACGAGTACATCCACATAGTCCATCATTGGATCAAATAGCTCCAAGTGGTGGATACACAATGGACAACGTACAAGTTGTATGTGATCAAGTAAATAAATTTAAAGGAGATAGGCATACTTCATCAATGGTGGAGATTGCACAAAACTTTCTTAGCGAATATACAAGGCGAAACACACCTATTATTAAGTCAACTTAGGCTAAGTAAAGGATTCGTACGTTTTTAAGCTATTGTTTCGATAATTATAAGGTAAAGTATTATATTTGTAAAGTTACAAATAGTAACTAAGCAAAAATAATACTTTATTTTTTATATAATATACAATAATGGCAATAATTAAAGGTGTAACATCAGCTAAAGTAAGTGAAGTAACTCCATATGTCGAAGACATAACAAGTATGAAAGAGGGCATTGTCGCGAGGGATACTCGCGCTAATGAACTAAGAGACATGATAGCTAAAAGTAAAGCAGCCATGTTAAAACAAACTCGTGATCATAATGATGATTTTGAGTTAGCACAACAATTAGAAAAAGGTTTTAGTACAGATGTATCATCAATGGTTGATGCAGCTGATAGAGATTATTCTAGCATAAATAGAGATCAATTTCAAACATTAGCAACTGAATGGGCAGGAAAAACAGATTTTAGAATATTATCTGAAGCTAAAAGAAATGCAGATGAAGCTATTATGATTAAACAAAAAATAGAATCAGCAAATGGTACAGTATCTTATTTTGGCGATCCAACTTATAATCCTTTAAGTGGTTCATTACGTTTAGATGATGGTTCTGCTCGTAAATTTACTGGTAATTGGGGAATGGAAAAAACTTTGGATCATTCCCAAGCAGCTAAAAGATTATTCGATGAAATAGGTAAAACAATAAGTGGTAAGTCATGGTATGCAAAAGATCCTAACTTTACAAAACTACCTGATAAGAAATTAGCAGATGGAACTTCTGTCCCTGATTGGGTTGCATATTGGCAAAAACATTCTAAAAAAGATTCAGATAATTGGACTCAAGTAGATCATATTATTAAAGGTGCATTAGATGGATTTATTAAAGATAGTGAAGGAAGTCAATATTATAGACTTCAAAAAGATCATGCATTGTATAAATTAGGTAAAAGTGAACAAGAAGCAATAGATTATGCTCGTCAGAAAACTCAAGATCTTATATTTACATATGGTCAATCTGAAAAAACTGATTTACACACTACAGATGTTACTAGACAAAAAATGGCTCAAAATTCTGATCAAGCAGAAAGACCTGCTAAAAGTGGAAATAACGGAGCAGGAACAGACACAGAATCAAGACCACCTGTTGTTAGGACATATACTAGTTCTATTTCTAGTCATGGAGTTGATGGTACAAAATCACAAGAAAGTGATATGATAGATAAATATAGAAATATTCATGCAGAAGCTGATTTAGTGGGAGTTACTGCAGACTTACAAACTGATGGATTTTCTTATACAACTATAGATAATAATCATGCATTGGTAAATTCTGTTATGAGTACTACTAATCGTGGCGAAGGGGGTGGTACAGCTGACATTCCTGAAGGTGAAGGTGAATTACAAAGTTTAGGTGCAGTAGGAGAAGATTATAAATCTAATTCAGCTGTTATATTCTTTAAGAAAAATGATAAAACTAAAGGTTGGGAGAATACAACAACGGCTAATTATGAAAATTTTGATGCTAAAGATGGTATGATTAAACTTCCTGGTGAGCCTGATGAAAATGGCAATCCTACATTTGAAACGAAAAGTGCTGAAACTTTAGTAGAGCAATTAGGAGATGATTTATTTTTAAGAAGTGAACTTGTAACAGCATCAGAAGGATTAGAAGATGTAATGAAAAATGATTTAGCGTGGTCAGCTACTGTGGCTGGAGATGGAAGTAAGGGCGATAAGAGTTTATCTACATTTAGTGTAAATAGATATGATGGTGAGATTACTATTAATCCATTATTATACAATTTAGAAGAATTGTATACTAAAAAATTAGCTGACGTCAATCCAGGTGGAGCAACTAAAATATTATATGAAGCTAAGCTATTAAAGATTCAATCTAAAATAGAAAATGCTAAAAAATTACAAGCACGCAAAGCAGCCAAATTTGATGGTATTACTAAAAAAGTACTTCTTAATAATGAACATGCTAAAATATTAAAAGAGAATTTTGTAGCGATAGGTCAACAATTTGGATTTGGTATTGAAACTGTTGAAGAAATAATTGAAGGAACAGAAGGGGAAGAATCAAGTAAATTTAAAACTAACGTAATTGAATCTACTAAAAAAGCATCTGAAGTAATCGGTTTAACTTCTCTTATTGATAATATGATTGCCGAAAATGATGCTAATTTAACAAAAGATGGTAATGGTGATTTATTATTTACTGAAGAGGAAAGTAAAAATCACATACTTAAATTAAAAACTATATGGGCTAATCATCGAGAAAAAATAGTAAAAGGCGAATATAAAAGTTCAGATTTAGGTCCTCATGAGGTTGGGGTAGATCGAAAACATCAAGGATTGAGATATGGTTTAAGCGCACCATTAAAAGATGAAATTGATAAAGATCCGGAGTTAACTAAATTCTTACAAACATATACAGGCAATAACCCTTTATTTAATTCTAAAAATCATGCTAAATTATATCATAGTATTTTAGTTGAATCAAAAGCTTTCGATCCTCCTTATGAGCGAGGTACCGCCGGAGATGCAACACCTCATAGTTATTCAATAAAAAATGGATATGCTATATTGAATGAAGATGTTATTAAAAATTATAAAACAACTTATAAAACTGAATTAAGTAATAGATTTAATACTCAAGTTGGAGATATTGAAGGTTTTGTGGATGCAGTAGAATCAATGAATGATATAATTGAAAATACTTCAGTTACGCTATATAGAACTTCGACAGCGAATACTAAAGATGCAGAATATGCAGAGAAAACTAAAGAAGAAAAGCAAATAATGGGCTCTCGAGGAATGTTGGGTGATGAGCGTACAACTAGACGTGCAGCAAATTTTAGAAATAGTAAAGATGAAAACTTCCAAGAGCAACATTTAAAAAATCAGATAGAGAAACAATGGGAAACGTTAAAAGAAGACGGTAAAACCATGTCGTATCAAGATTACGAAAAGACAGAATTAGATAAAGCGTATAAAGGAATTAGATATGAAGCAGATGAATTAGGTGGCTTAATGGTTGCTCATTATGAATATATTGATGAGAACAATAAGAAATGGTTCTTTGAACATGATGCTCCATTAGATAAATATAGTGCTGTTAAATTCTTTGGAGTACCAATGCAATATTATACAACAGGTAAACAATTAAAAGATGGTTTGAAAAAGAATAGACGATTGTATGCTGATATAGATAATTATGGAAATCATCCTCAAACTAGAGTACATAAAGCTAATGCAAACATAGGCAAAGGTGAAAGTCAAGTTAAAAATGGACAATATTATGTATTATATAAAGGTAATTCATTGGGTGAAGATCCTAATGCAGGATCTGTAGATTATGGTATTAATGAAGAAGGAATTAGTAGACATGCTTTTGAAACTGTTGATGATTTCTTTGCATATCAAGATAAGAAATACCCTAGAGAAAGACAAGTATCAGAATCTTTAGTTAATCAAATAACTCAATTAGATAATGGTGCAGATGTAGAATATGTATTTCCAAAAGGAAGTATATTCCGAGATAAAACTAAATATCCTACTCCACAATCTGTTAGGAATGCATTAAATTCAATGTTAGAAAAAACATTAACAGGTGGAACTACAGTAACTGGGGGAAAGATTAATGCCAGTTCTACAATTGAAGATTTAACTACTACTGGCGTGGTTTCAAAAAATAATGAAACAGGTTTTTATCAAATAGATGCGACGACATTTGATAATATGAATATTGAAGATCAAGCAAATTTAGGATTAAAATTTAATGAGGAGTTAGTTAATGAAACTTGGTATACTGATACTGATGGTCATAAATATTTAACAGATCCAAAGAATTTAGTAGATATAACAAACTTAAATAATATCCGATCACAAAGTAAAATGAAAGCTACACCTGCAATTCAAACTTTTATTAAAAACACTGATGATTTATTAAGTAGTATTATTAATGGCAATATTCCACAAAATATGAAACCTACTGATTTTAAAATGTTCCAAGGTTTATCATCTAATGATAAGATGATATTAACAAGTGTATTAAGATCATTACAAGATAATACAAGAGCTTATAGAAATAGACTAGATGAATTAACTAGAAGTCCTCATATGAGAGGTAATTCAGTTGATATAAAAACCAGTGGTGAAGCAGGTAGAGTAGGGAAAGCATTATGGGGATTTTTTAATACGTATTCGGGGAATATGTTTTTAAAAGAAAATGGAATGAATGCATTATATCACGATGCGGGAACAGGATTGCATATAGATGTATCTGTGGCAACTGAGTCAAGACCTGCAGGAGAAACAATAGATCATTCACAAAAAGACAAATCGTAATTTAATTAAAATATAATTTATTAATTAATGAATCCAGAAGAAGAAGCATATTTAGAAAATTTATATAATTCTAGTGCTCAACAACAATATCAAAACACCTTAGTAAAGGATGTTAAAAAAAGACAAAAAGCAACAAATGATTTTGATTACTATCGTGACCAATATGATCAAGATAAGAATCTATATGATCAATCTGCACAAACAACTTATGATTGGGATGCTAAAGAAGAAGCTGATCGACTAGGGGCTGTATATACTCCAGGTGGAATATATAATGAAGACAACTTGTGGGAGAAACAAGGTGGATGGGAACAAACTAAAAATGCAGGAAATAGAATTTTTTGGAATACTATTTTTGACACTATTGGTGGTGCAGCTGCTATTGTTGATTTACCAGGTTATTATGATCCTAATAGTGGAGTATTAACTGATGTAGTTAAGTGGGCAGCTGAGAAGAAAGCAGAAACTAATGATCAATATAAGATACATCAGAAAGCAGGAGCAGGCATGTTAGGTCCTGGAATGGCTTCATGGTGGATGGAAAATGGTTCATCATTAATATCTAGTGCATTATCTTTTGTTGCACAAGGAGGTGGAGTTGCAAGTACAATTGGAAAAGGAATGCAAGGTATTAAATGGCTGAAGAGTTTACGTAAAATTGATAAACTTGACGATTTAACACGTAGAGGTGTTGAAACTGCAACTGGATTAACTAAGAGTGGTATGGGTCGAACAGGTACACAAGTTGGAATGGAAATGAAAGCAGCTGACTTTGGCCGTAATTTAGTATCATCAACAGCATTAACTCAATCTGCTGCAATTATGAGTGCCACCGAAGTATATGGTAGTACTTATGATAAAGCTAAAGGAATGGGTTATGGAGAAGAATATGCTAAGCAAGTGGCTGCACAAGCAGCATCAACAACTGTAAATGCAAGTAGAGCTAATATTATATTGAATATGACATCTGCTAATAGATTTCTTGCTGGCACTAAGAATTTAAAAGGATTTAAACCTGAAAAATTCTTACCATCATTAAAAGATAAGACACTTGGTTCAGGATTAAAAGAAGGATTACAAGAAGTTGCTGAAGAAAATGTAGAATTAATTGCACAAAAGCAAGCTGAAGGAGAAGCTGCATTAGCATTAGAAAGCGGTAGAAAATCTAGAGGAATAATAGAAGGTGGATTACCTTTATTAACAGGTAATGTATATGGTGATGCAACATGGAAAGATATAAGAGAAGCAT